AACCACCATGATAATAACCATGATGATGCCATTGAGCACTTGCAGTAAATGCCAATGATGTCAAGGACAATGCCAACAATAATTTTTTCATAATAAACTCCTTGGTTATAATACTATAACGCCTTAGGTCAGTATTTAGTATACTGCCAATTGAATAAAATGTCAAGTTATTTTGATTATTTCATGCCGCGGCGCATGGCCTTCTTGGCATTTTGGTCTACTATGTCTTGAGCCTGGTCCACAGACATAGCAGTGTCTGCTGGCTCGTCATTGCCTTTGAATCTGATAATACCAGAATTTGGATCCAAGGGTTCCAAAATATTACGCAAAGGTTCTTGATTAATCAAATCACCCAAGTTCTGTGAAGTAACATTTATGCCCATGCTTTTGGCAATGTCCATGAATGCATCTTGGCTGATTTGTTTTTTTGCAGCTTGGTCGCCGGCACGACTACCCAAAAACATACTTATAGCCGCTAACTTTTGAGAGTTAGCGTCTGTAGTTTTATTACCTGTGTCGTCAGCGACTTCGAAAATTTTCATTATCTACGACCACGACCCAATGTTGCGGCTGCAGGTTCTGCTGGTGTATCTAGGTCAATGTCTGGCAATTCATCTGCTGGATTTACTTCAGCAGGTGGAGCTTCTGCACCCATTCCAGCATCCATGCCGTCTTGTCCAGGAACCATGGGTGCTTGTCCAGTCACAACACCAAGAGCCTGTTCTAGTTGTTGTTTGGCACCTTGCAAGTTTTGTAACAGTCCAGCCAATGCAGCAGTTGCATCTGTGTTGAATTGCATAGCTTGGTCAACACCAACTTGGTCTTTGATCTGTTGTACCAAAGCGGGCAAATCTTTAAATTGCATGCTGCTAACTTGCTCGGACATTTTTTGAACTTCGTCGACCATGTCTTGACTGGCCAATACCACTTGAGCTTGTTGGATTTCACTTTCGCGCAGTGTGCGATACAACCTCTTGCGCAAACGGTTTTCACTGGCCATTGTAGCACCGCCGCCGGCCATGGCGGCATTTGCAACCAATTGTTGCTCACCTGGATTCAAAGTTTGTCCAGCAATTGATTTTTTCATTGCGGCTTGTAACTTGGGATCTTTGATTTTGGTAAGCATGTTCATCTGAGCAGATTTGGCCGCTGCAGCTGCTTGTGGGTTAGCAGATACAGTTGGCGCACTAGTAGCACCAGCAGACGGTGCAGTTGCAGTTGCAGTACCGCCTGATGGTTGTCCTACTTGTATAGTAGAAGCTTCGCGCAGTTTGGTTCTTAGACCTTGCTCCATCATTACTAATTTTAAGTAAGATGGGTTTTGCTCGCTACGGTGAAACTCGGGTTGACGACGGTGCTCCGTAATCAGTGATCTCACGCGATTAAGCATGTGGCGAGCTTGTGGGCGAGTAAGTTGGTCAAAAGCAACTTTACCGCCAAAGTAACTTTCCATTACTTTAGCGACTTGTTTTGTTCGTTGTGGCGCGGCCAGTTCTTGCAGTTTCATTTATGAATCCTCGTTGTTGTCTATATTTAGCCCAATTCACACATTTTGAGAGTTCTATTTCTAGTACCTTTTTATATATGATCTTTGATTCTAATTTAGTTCCAATATCTTCTCTAAATTGTGCTTTCTTGCTTTTGTCTGCTATAGCAGATCTTGCAAAAATATCATTCTTTAGTAATTCTAATTTGGTATCTATTGTTAGTAGCGATTGTGCTAGTGTGTGATTGTTATACTTGTCTGCAATACACCAACTCAGCGCAGTTTTTTTACTATGAAATACACCAACAAATGTATCATAATAATAAACTTTGTATTCTGGTTTTGCTGGAACTATTTTATATTTTCCAAATAGTTCGTATTCTCCGTTGTCGTTTTGCCAAACCAAATTGGATTTAAGATCCTTGAACTCATCAAAGATCATTTGTTCAAAATCTTTGTCTTTGATTGTCATTTAAGAATATAATGTGTAGTTACATAGCCAAGTGCAGCAACCAAAAAACCAATAATACCCAGTCCCCACGATAGTATTTGATCATTGCGCTTTTCAGCCATCTTAGACACAGTTTGTTTGACTTCATTGACCATTATACAAAGATGATCAATGTTTTCAGCCATGACTGTCATTTTGTCTTCCAATGAATTGTATCGTTCAGCACATAATTCCACATGTGCTTCTAGACTTTTCTTTTCAATTTCGGTGGTTTCTAGCATTATTTTTTCCCAGACTTATTATTTATGGTAACACATAAAACCAAATGTTTTGATCCAGGCCTTGAGTTGTTAACACCGGAAGTATGTTAGAGTTGTTTGTGAGATCTACCAACATAGGAACACCTTCCGCATCTTCTCGCAGTACTCGGGTAGGATCGTCGGGCAATCCAAATATTCCGTCAGACTCTACTGCAAACTCAAATGTCCATACTAAATTTTCTTGTGAAGGAGCAGTTAAATCAAACAACTGCGCTCGCATACCTACAATTTGTGTAAGTGTTTCCCAATTGCGTTGTTGATTTCTAGAGTGTGTCCATTGCTGGAAGTTTTGAACTGGTTGACCAACTTGGTCATTAAACGGAAGTCGTGCGGATTTGAAATGTCCAGTCACACCAGTGGGAGTGATATCAAAAAGTGTTTGGCAGGTGTATCTCATCTATATAGATGTATTTAATGCCAATAAAAAACCCCAGGTTTTATTCTGGGGTTTTGTTTACGCTAGTAAATTAATTACTGAGTAACGAATGTTGCAGAAGCTGTCACATTGCCAGTTGAAATACCAATGTTCAACCCACCTGTTGCATTAGCAGTTTGAGCCGCAGTAACAATAGTTGTTGTATTAGCTGCACCTGTTGGATACACAGCAATATTCAAAATCTGTGGATTTGTTGGGTTAACTTGATACATAGCAATTGTAGTTGTTTGTTGGATAGCCATCAATATGTTAGAAACATAACCATAAGCATTACCTGCACCTGCTACTCCCAAAGAACTGTTGGCAGTCAATGAGAAGAAGTCAAGTTTAGGACCTTGAAAGTTTGTTACGCTTGCGTTGGCAAGATTTGCGCTCTGAGCTACTGAACCATTCAATACATCAGTTGCAAATACTGGTTGTGCACCACCGGATACTGGGGTAATATAAGCCATTTTAAAATCTCCTTAATAGATAGGCATGAAGCCTTACTTTTATTTACCTTATGATTTAAAAAACAAGGTTTAGGAGATCAATTCTGGGTTATTTAAAGCGCGATTACCTGCAGAGAATCCAAATCTATTGACCAGTTTAGCACGGCCTGCTGGTGTAGCTAGTACCCAACCTTCTTGCCCAGGCTGTTGACGATCTAGTTGTTGTAGTAAATCACTCTTGAGATCATGCAATCCCAGGAACGCAGTAAATGCAGCACTGATGCCTTCCATGTTGGATCTTGGACTTTGCAGATATTCCACAATGTTGGCAAACTTTCTTGGCGTGACATGATTGCGTAACCATTCACCAAACCCTGGCAACAGATTGTCAAAATTGCTAGTAATTCTACTGTTGATATAACGCTTGCACAGAGCTGGCAAATCAGTTATACCATGTGCACGAAGATCCTGTGGACTAAACAATTGATCAATGGCAGGACCTTTGGCTCTAACTAATTGCTTGAGTTCTTTCACTAACTTGGCATTGGGTTTGATATTTTGTATTTCTTTGACGCTGGGTTCAATCAATAACAAACCAGGCACAGGTTTAAAATTAACATCACCCAGTGGCTCTGCTGGACTCATTGGATCAGCAATCTTGGTATGTATAGCAATGCCTACTTCGCTTTGACCAATGCGTTGTCCTAGATTACTGGCAGCTGGAATTTTGTATTCGATAAAGTTGGGCTTGAACACATATGCGCCAGCAACTTCAGGCGGAGTGTTAGTGTATAGCAAATCGCCTTGAATATAGCCACGATAGGACGCAGGCACTGCAGCACTCAACATGGGCCAAAGCTTGACATAGATAGCAATTAGATCTCCACGCTCGCCACCACGCTGGTTCATGATCCTGGCAATCTGTTCTGGACTTGTGGCAAGACCATCGTATCCTTTGGCCAAGAAGCCTGACTTGTCAGTGAGCACAAACTCACCTGTGGGCTTGCGACCAAATATAATAGCAGGTTTGCCGTCCCATTTGACTGTGGTTGTTTTGGCAGTGTCTGCAGCAGCCGCATCAATGATAGCCAAGGCTTCGTGTATACCTTTGGAACCTTTTTCAAACACTAGATCTTCAAGATGTTCAATACGCACATCCTTGGCAGATTCTACCAAGGGACGCATGCCTTGGTTAACAATACGGTCTCTGAGTCTGGCCATAAAGTTAGTGTCTGACTCACCACGGGTTTCGAAGAAGGGCACACCTTCTCTGGCAAAATGTTCTCTGGCATCGGCCAGCTTGGCATCTCGTTTGGGATCGTTGGCCAAGGCTTGTATAATTGTTTCCACACTGTACAGATCATCTCTAGTGGCCTTGTTGTTCAACAGCAACTTAGCAACCTTGTCTGGATCATCTGTAATAACTTGATTTGTGGCTCGATCAGCAATACCAGCAATTTGATTCAACTTGTAGCCCATTGACTTGGCAATAGAGTTCATCAACACATTACGGTCAACACCTTTGTACTCACTATTAGCAGGAGCAGTCAGCACAAACTTTGACCAAGGAACATTCTTTAAAAACATAAAGTCTGTTTGTACAAATCCTTTGTTGGGGTTACCTACAATAGGAGTTTTGAAGTGTACTGCTGTGCCAGTTTTCTTTATGTACTGTTCAGGCTTGAGTCCGTGACTAGTGACCCACTGTGTTAATCGTGCAACCAATTGTTCTTTGGTAACTAGATTTGAATCAACTGCTACATCCAGATCGCCAGATGTGGGTTTGAGTCCGGTGCTGCCTAGTGTGTTGTTTTGTAGATCAAGTCCGGGCAACATCAAATCCAACCATGCAAGTGTTGGTTTGACATCAGTTTGATTGATGCGTTGTGTGAGGGCGCGGCCGTCGCCATCTTTGAATACATTGCCGCCTTCAAATATGTTCATTCTGGTCTCAATCCCATTGCTAGTAATAGTGCATCAGCTTGAACATTTCCTGTTGAATGGAAATTGGCATTGCCTCCTACACGCAATATTTGTCCTACTTGATCCAGTGCCTTGTCGGTGATTCCTGCTGCTCTAAGTTTTTGTTTTAGTTGTGCCTGTGCAGCTCCTGTTCCAGGTGCTACACCTTGTTGTTTTTTGTTTTTGTTCATCTGGCCCAGTGCTTGCATACCAGCAGTTGCTAGCATGGCATATTTTTCAACAAACTGAAGTTGTTGTGGTGTCCCACGAGTTTTTATTATGTTATTCAAAGCATCGTCTAACTGTGCTTTCATACCAGGAAGCCCTCTGACCATGTCCATGGTCAATGTTTCATAGGTAGTGGGATCTTTGGTTTTGAATTTGTTGTCAGACCATTGCCTAAATGATACTGCATAGTCTTCAGCTTTGGGACCTATTGTTGTCATTGCCTCTGACACTGTTGTTGGTTGATTCTTTAATGCCGCTTGTATTCGTTGATTGAGTATGTTTTGTTCAGCTGGAGTAGGTGCACCTGGTTGAGCTTGTGCTATCTTTGGCAATCCAGCTGGTCTTCTTGCACTAGGAATTCTTCCAGGTGTAGTCGAAGCTGGAGCAACAGTTGGTGTTGCACTGTCTACTGTGATACCTTGCTTTTTTAATTCGGTTGCAATGGTGCTTAATGCACTGCGTTTATCAGTAGTATTGCTCCATACAGTAGGAGAATTCTTGGCCAGGTATTGTCCGATTTGTGCCGAGGTTACAGTGTTATTGTTTCTTTGAGCAAAAGAAGTAATCAACGGTAGAACTTTTTCTATTGTCATGTAGTCATCTAGTCCCACAGTTGGACTAGTAGCAGTTTGTTCCTGCTTGGCCCATCCAGATGCAATAGATGCGGCCCACTGTTTAATAGCAGGATTGGTTTCAATCTGTTTGAGTTTATCTTCCCATTTGGCACTGGGTGGTTGGTACTGGGTACCAAATCCTTTTTTCTCCATGTCCTGTGCAATTTTAGCAGCTGATCCAGAATAATCGCCAGTCATTTGTTGCAAGGCCGCGGGCATTTTGGCATGCATTCGTTGGTTCCAGGCCATTGGATCTTTTACTGCAGAACTAACCGAACTGGCAGCATTTTTAATTGCAGGCCCAACTGTGCCCAATGCGTTTTTGCCAGCAGATTTAAGAGTATCCATGAACCCTTCATTTAGTTGTGTTTGTGTTAGTTCATGTATTTGCATCTGTTTTTCTCACTGTACGGGTAAATTTTCCAGGGTCTCTGAGTTTGATAGCATTTAGTAATTTGCGTTGCAGATTATCAGCTTGTTCAGGTGTGTAACTAGCGTCTATTTGCTCTAGCAAGCGAATAGCACTGGAGATAATGTTAGATGCGCGACTTTCTATAACATGGCGCTGATCGCGCTCGTTATGCAAAGCATCTAATTCTTCAAGTAAACTACGAGTTTTTTTCTGCATTTTGGTTTCAGGACCTTTTTATTATTTATTGGTTTTTGCAGTTTAGGGAATTATGTTGTTTTTATTTGTCCAAGCAATTGTTTGAGTTTGTTGCTTTGTACATCAGCAGTTACCTTGCCAATTTCTCCTGTGTCTGAGTCTACTTTTTCACTTACTTTACTTTGTGCTTTGATACTGTCGTAGATACTGGGCTTTTTAACAAACCCCGATGATTCTTCTCCGCTTTCGCCAGCATCTGTGATACGCATGGTTTCGATATTGTACTCTAGATCAATCTTCTGACCAACGCCAGTTGAACTTCGAGATTTCATACATTGTATTTGGTACTTGCCACGCTCTTTCATTGCCCTACTGGTAAAAATACCAAACACATTGTCAGCAGTGTTGATCTTTGAAATACCACCTGAAATATGGCTGTGATCAAATTCCACTTCTTCAACTGCACTACGATTCAACTGTGATGCAGTTACCATTAACATGCCTAGTTCTTTGGCCAAGTTACGCAGTTCTTCACTCACATACTTGTCTTTGACAAACAAGTCATTGGGACTTACTTTGGCACTAACTGGCATCAACAAGTCCAAGTAATCAATCATTACAAAGTCCACACGCTTGCCTGTTTGTATTTGATACTCTTTCAAGTAAGCTCTGATATCATTGATGTTGCTTTGCGCCGGCAAACCTTTGACTTGATAGTCACCGGACTTCTTGGACACAAGTTTGACCTTGAGTTCAGTGGTGTCTATGTCTTTGCGAATATCCTTGGTACTCATGTTGGTCAACATAGCATCAGTACGCAAACTTGTTAGTTCTTCACTAAGTTCTAGTGTGATATAAACACCACTTAATCCTTGTTGCAACCAGTTAAGTGCAATGTTCATCATAACCAATGATTTGCCTGAACCAGATCCACCAGCAAAGATGTTGAGTTCTCCACGACTAAATCCGCCATACAACAATCGATCCAGTTGCGGCCATCCTGTTGATACTTGTCCGCCTGAGTTAAAATACTTTTCAATCCTGGCTTTGGGATCAGCAAAATAGTCTGTGCCCATGTCCTTGGTCAAACTAATTTGTACTGCATCCTTGATCAGTTTTTCCACTGGATCGTAGTCACCCTTTTCCAACAAGTCCGCGGCTTTTAAAATTGCACGCTCTAGTTCTTGTCTGCGGGTAAACTGTTCAAACTCAGTCATGAACCACTCAAAGTGTCCTTCATTTAAGTCCGGAACCTGTGTGAGTTTGACTCCTGTTGCCGCTGATATTTGATCAGCAGTGGGCAATGTTTTAAAATCGTCACTGTGTTTTTTAATAAACTCTGCCGCTGGTCTTAGACTACGATCAAAGTTTTCTGTGTTGAAAATGTTCTGTACACGCACATAACTAGATGCATCCTGCAACATCATTTCTAAAAACAAGCGTTGGATATCAAGTCCGTATTCTTTTAACAATGTGTTTCCTTATATTAAATTGCATTTTTGCAGTTGTGGTAATAGTGACTTTTCAAAGAAATGTTTATTACCAACTGGGCCGTGATGCCCGGTCCACCCAAATCGATCAAAGTCAGCTGGTTTATTAATATTCAAATTAACGCCATGATAGGTATTTTCAAATAAAATACATCTAGGATGATTTACTGCATATGGCAGTACAAATTCACTTGGGCCCCATAGATTATCAATGTCAAGATCTTTGCTTAAATTTATAATCATGTAGTTAGCATTGTTTGAATCAAGCCATGCAGTTAATAAGAATATATTTCTTAGTACTTGTGTTTCCAGCCATGACCGGTCAGAGTGTATGACCAATGTTTTGTCTGTGCCATAATTTTGCAATCCTACTAGGCCATGATGAGAATTAATCCGGAAACTAGTATCACTCCAGGTAGCTGTGTCAATTTCGTGACCGAGGTATTCAGTGTCTTTAAAATCATCAAAGACAGTGACACGCTCCAACGGCGGAATTCCAATTAAAAATAAATCACGATTCCAATTGTATTGTTGTTGCATACTTATTAAGAGGTGATTTACACTGTCGAAACTGTTGACTTCGCGAGAACAATTAAGTATGGTAGGTATGTTACAATGTTCAGCAACTAATCCCCAAAATGAATCTTTAGGATCTACACATACTCCTGGAGTTGTGTAGCTGTCTCCAACTACCCAAAGTTTATTGTATTCTTTTGACAAGTTGTTTCTTCCTTAGTTCTATTTTTAATCTACTGGTTTCTCTTGCTTGAAATATAGTCAGCATAGTTGCTAACTTGCCCATTTTTACCACTGCATCATTGACATCTTTGATGCTAGTGGGCCATCGTGGCATGCTTACTGCCCACCCTAGCTCTATTGCACGATCAACCAGTTCCATACCTGCTGTGTCGCGATCAGGTATTACTGTGATTTCTTTGCCTAAATTTCTTATCAGTCTGGCCTGCGCATCACTGACCGTGTTGTGCATCAATGCCAGTCCGCCGATGCTCAGTGCATCAAATATACCTTCCATGACCAACACATGTTGCCAGTTGGGCCGTT